CGCAACCGGAGATGTGACCATGCCGAAGGCGATCCCCTCCTGGCGACCTAAGCGGATGACGGTCACGACCAGGCCGACGAAGGAAGTCGCCCACTACCAGACCTCCGACTGGCGAGCCAGGAGGACGCGGATCCTCCTGCGGGACGCGATGCGGTGCCACGAGTGTCGTCGGGCCGTGAGCGGACGCGAGGCCCATGTCGATCATTTGATCCCGCTCGAGGACGGCGGGACGGACGACGACGCCAACCTCCGGACGATGTGCGAGCGGTGCCACGGGAGGAAGACCAGGGCCGAGCAGAGGCGGCGCGGGGTGAACTGAGAAAAAAAGGGGGGTGGGGTCGGCGAAATGCCACGAACCAACCCGAAACCCCAGGCCCAGCCGGCGCGAGCGCCTGTCGGGTTCGTCAAAACTCGGAGGACCACATGGGACGGCACGGACCCATGCCAAACCCAGACTCGGATCGATCCAAAACCGGCCGCAACACGCTGGCCAAGACGCGAAACCGCACCAAGCCGGTGACGGTTACACCGCCTTCATCCCTCAAGGAAGACAAGGTCGCTCTGGCCTGGTGGAAGGCTCAGGCCCCGCGGCTCATCAAAGCCGGCCGACTCTTCCCAGAGCAGGCGGAAGCGTTCGCGATCCTCTGCCACATCAAGGCCGACTGCGACTCGCTCACTCGAGCCGTCCGCGCAACCGGCTGGACCGTGTCGACCGAGAGAGGCGAGCAACGCAACCCGCTTGCCATCGAGCTCCGCGACAAGCGGCGAGACTTTATTGCCCTCGCGAAGGAGTTCGGGTTGACTGCGGCCAGTGATGCACGAATCCCGGACGAGGCAGGCGATGAAGAAGAAGCAGACCCCAAGGCCGCGAAGTTCCGCGCCTTCATCGGGGCGTGATCGTCCGGAGTTCGTCGAGGGCTTCGTCTACGACGAGCACCAGGCCGAGCGGCCGATCGACTTCCTCGAAGGCTACCTCGCCACCCCCGACGGGGCAGGCGCGCCGCTCCGCCTTCTCAATTGGCACAAGGCCGCCATCCGCCAGCTGTTCGGGTGGAGACATCCCGACGGCCGAATGAGATACCGACGCGCCGCCGTCTTCATCCCGAAGAAGAACAGGAAGTCGAGCCTGTTCGCGGCGCTCGGTGTATTCATGACGAGCGGGGCCCATGCCCCCGGGCAGAATCTGTACGTCGCCGCGAAGGATCGCGGCCAGGCCCGGACGATCTTCGACATGACAGTAGCCTCGATCAAAGGCTCTCCGTTCCTCGACGACATCTTCGAGATCATCGACTCGAAGGCGACGATCCGGAACAAGTCGACGGGCCGCGTGATCCGCTGTCTTTCCAAGGACAGCGGGAGCAACGAAGGATTGAACGGCTCGGTCCTCATCGATGAGATCCACGCGCACACCGACGGCGGCAAGCTGGTCGACGCCTTGATGTACGCCACCCGGGCAACCAAAAACTCCTTCGTCGCCACATGCTCCACGGCCGGTGACGACCGCAACGGGATCGGCTTCCGGTGGTGGCACGACGCCGAGCTCGTGATGAAGGATCCGGCATCCAACCCGACCTTCATGGGCCTGATCTATGCGGCCGATCCCGAGGATGACTTCTCATCCGAAACCGTGTGGAAGAAGGCCAACCCGGCCCTCGGGGAAGCGTTTCCGCTCGACGAGTTCCGGGCCGACTACCAGGACGCCCAGACCGACCCGCGGAAGATGAGCCGCTGGCTCCGCTACTCGCTGAACGTCTGGACCGAGCGAGACAACCGCTGGTTCCACGGGGACGAGTTCACCCGCTGCCAGGCCGACCCGCCCGAGCCCCTCGACGGCCGCCCGTGTTGGGTCGGCATCGACCTAGCCGATCACGACGATCTGACGGCGGCCGTCTTCCTCTTCCGCTCCCCCGACAACTCCTTCGACGCCGAGCTCCTCGCGTGGGTTCCCGAGGAGTCCATGATCGAGCGGGAGAAGAAGCAGAACATCCCGTATTCATCCTGGGTCCGCGACGGCTGGTTGACCGTCACCGAAGGGAGCCGGATCGACCAGGAGAAGGTCCACGCCGACATCATGGCCTTCCTCGAGCGACACGAGTGCCGCGGGGTCGGCGGTGATCCGTACCACCTCGACTGGATCGCCACGAAGATGCAGAGCGACGGGATCGAGGTCCACAAGATCCGGCAATCCATCGGCTACCTGACCGGCCCCTCGAAGATGCTCGAGGATCTCGTGAAGTCGGGGAAGATCCGCTACCGCTCCCCGATCATGTCCTGGGCATCGAACAACGTGTGCATTTGGGAAGATCCCAACCTGAATATCCGGCCCGACAAGGCCAAGAGTTCCGAGAAGGTCGACCCCATCTTCGCCTTGATCAACGCGCTCGCCCTGGCCTCCACCGACGCCGAGCCCGACGGGGCCGAGTTCACCCTCTACGCCCTGTAACTTCACCGCCACGGGCCTCCCCTGTCCGATGGCGACATGGGAATCTTCGACCTCATTCCGTTCGCGCGGTCACGGCCGCAGCAAGCGCCCCCGGCGGTGGAGCTCCGCGGCCTGTCCGATGGCTCCGGGCCCTGGTCCGCGTGGATCTCGCCCGACGCGGTGACCCCCGAGGTGGCCGTGAGGACCACGGCAATCCTTTCGTGCGTCCGGTTCCTCGGGCAGTCCGTCGCGTCCATGCCACCGAGGGTGATCCGCACCACGCCGGACGGCCGGAAATCCAACGCCACGGATCTCCCCTGTTACGGGGTTCTCACCGATACCCCCAACTCCACGCAGTCCCTCTACGAATGGGTCGAGTCGACGATCTACCACACGGCCCTCTGGGGGAACGCTTACTCCCGGATCGTCCCGTCGGTCACCGGCGGATTCTGCTCCGCCCTCGAGCTCCTCCACCCGAGCCGGATGGAGGCTCGGCGGATGTCCGACGGCTCGATCGGTTACCGCTACCTGTACCCCAACGGGGCGGGGCCGAATGGCCAGACCGGCTGGGTGAACTTCACTCAGGACGAGATCCTTCACGTTCGATGGATCTCCGACAACGGGATAAAGGGGCTCGTCCCCTCGACGCTTTGCAACACGAGCGTGGCCCTGGCGCGGGAGCTCGACATCGCGGCCCGTGCCTTCTGGTCGAACGGCGCGCGGCCCGACATCGTCATCGAGACCGAAGAGACGCTCAACCAGCCGGCCATCGACGCCTTCCGCGCTCAGTGGCGGGAGATCTACGGCGGCTCGAGGAACCGCGGCGGTGCCGCGATCCTGCCGAAAAAGGCCAAACTCCAGACGATCGACAGCAACTCCAACGAAGCCTCGGAGTTCTCCCAGCTGCGGCGCGACGTTACCGCGGAGTGTGCCACGATCTACGGGGTTCCCGGGTCGCTCGTCGGTGTTCGCGAGGCGATGAAATACGCGACGACGGAACAGGAGCACCTCTCCGCCCAGGTGTGGTGCCTGCTCCCGTGGGAGAAGCGGCTCGAGGGAGCGGTGAACCGGACCATCCTGACCCCGCGGAGCGGCTCGGCCTACGTCGGCTGCAAGCTCAAGATCGACAACCGCGGTCTACTTCGCGGTGACTCCGCCGCCCGAGGCACGCTCTACGACGTCCTCGCGAAGTGGGGAGCGCTCACCCCCGCCGAGATGCGTGACCTCGAGGACTTCCCCGAGCTCGACGAGCCCGCCGCCAGCGAGACCTACATCCAGTCGGGCTTTGTCCCGCTCCGGGAAGCGGCTGACGCTTCGCTCTCCGAGTCCCAGGTCTCGTCGCTCCTGGCCGTCCTGGCCGCTGTCTCCGCCGGGACGCTGGCGGCCCCGGCCGCCGAGGCCGTCATCGCCGCCGCCTATCCGACCCTGTCCGATTCCGCCGCCACCATCGTCGCCGGTGCAAGGGGGACCACATGACCATCGAACACCGCACCCATGACGAAGCAGGCGACGAGATCGAGACCCGATTCCTCGTGGCCGATCTCGCCCCGGTCGGAGTCGAGGAGCGGGCCGACGGGCCCCCGACGATCTCTGGCATGGCCCCGCCGTGGGACTCGTGGTCGGAGGATCTCGGGTTCCGCGAGAAGTTCGACCGCGGGGCGTTCACCGACGTCCTCAAGAGCCGATCCCTCGATGTCGTCCTCGCGTGGAATCACGACGAGTCATTCCCCCTGGGCCGGACGCGAAACAAGACCCTCGACCTCGCCGAGGGGGAGAAGGGCCTCGAGTACCGTGGAACGCCGCCGCAACCTTCGGCCCGCGTCGACGAGTACCTGACCCTGATTCGGGGCGGATACGTCGCGGGCTCGTCCTTCGCGTTCACGGTGAAGCCTGACCCGAAGCACGAGACCTGGGCCAGCGACGAGCGAGGCAACATCACCCGAACGATTCATCGGGTCTCTGGCCTCTACGACGTTTCCGTCGTGACCCGCCCGGCATACCCCCGGTCGACCGTCGCCCTCCGCCGGCGCGACCTGTTCGCCGCCGCCAACCTCACCGAGGCCGAGCGCCGCCAGATCGTCGAGCGTGAAGCCGACGACAAGGCCGACAGGGTCCGCCGGCTGGCCATGGACCGCAAGAAGCTCGACGCGCTG